ATACGTTGATGTTGCTATTGAACCTACAAAGGCTGCGGAATTTATCTTTATTCCAATTAGACTTAAGAACACAGGTGAGATTGCAAGCGGAAACGTAGCGGCAGCAAGCACAGTTTAATAAAAAAAATAGAATTGGGGGGCGGAAATGCCCCCCTTTTTTTTATGACTGAAATTAGATAAATACTTTTATAATAATTATAGGAGCGAAACGAAATGTCAGTTTCATCATTAACAAAATTTACAGTGCCGTTAGACGGTGATCAGAGCGCAGCAAGCCAAGGCTTGCTTATGCCAAAACTTAAATACCGCTTCCGTGCGCAATTTGAGAACTTTGGTGTTAGCAGTCCTCGTACAGAGCTTACCAAACAGGTTATGGATATTACACGCCCTAGTGTAACATTTGAAGAGTTTGAAGTTCCTGTTTATAACAGTAGAGTATACTTGATTGGCAAGCACCAATGGGATTTGATTACAGTAAACCTACGTGACGATGTAAATGGTGCAGTAACTAAATTGTGTGGAGAGCAGATTCAGAAACAGTTTGATATGATGGAGCAAAGTAGTGCAAGTTCAGGTATTGATTACAAATTTATCACACGTTTTGAAATACTAGACGGTGGTAACGGCGCAAACGCACCAAGTGTACTTGAGACCTGGGAATTATACGGCTGCTTTATTCAGAATATCAACTATGGTGATCTTAACTACGCAAGTCAAGAACCTGCAACAGTTGCAATGAGTATTAGATTTGACAATGCTGTACAATCACCACTGGGTGACGGTGTTGGTGCAAGTGTAGCGAGAACACTAGGTCAAACTATTACTGGCTAATAGGAGTTATTCCAAATGGCTAGTGTAAACCCACTACTATCAGGCCTAACCCGAGGCGAAACAATGCGCGACTACAAACATGCGTCGCGCACTTTTGTTGACAATAACTTCGAGTTACAGCCTAGACATGGGCATCTCTTTCATGTGGTATTTGAATTTACTGCGGAAGCACAGAGTTTGTTTAACACAGTTGAAAAACTTGAGATGCCTATTCTTGTAAAAAGTATAGATTTGCCCACATATACTATTGACGTACAAACACACAATCAGTATAATAGACAAGTACAAACACATCATAAGATTAGTTACAATCCTGTGACAGCAACATTCCATGATGATGTAAAAGAACTTATTCGTAACTTATGGCACAAGTATTATTCATTCTACAGCGCAGATCCAACTTACAGTTTAGATAGTAACAGTTACAATACCCAGGATAGATACGCAAACAGAACACAGTCACAGTGGGGCATGCAACGCGGTAATAAACGTTTCTTTAAAAACATTAAAATTTACAGTATGCACAATCACAAGTTTGCTGAGTATACATTAATAAATCCTATTATTACAAGTTTTAATCATGACAATCATGCATACGCAAGCGCAGGATTGATGCAGCATAGTATGCAATTGCAGTATGAAACTGTAAAATATGCAACTGGATTTGTTAATGACATAAGTCCAACTGGCTTTGGTGAAATACACTATGACGTTGAAACTAGTGATTTAAGTAATGGTCCTCAAAGAGGACAAGTGTTTGTGGACGGGCAACTTGTTAACACCAATGGACAAGCGCCTTCAGATTTGTTTAGTAGTAATTTAGGCACTATAGGAAGCCAAGGTATACTGTTTGATAATTTGTCAAATCTAAGTTTTGGGAGTGTGATTAATACAGCATTGGGTAAAGTTGCAAGTAACATATTAACTGGACAAAAGCCCACAAGTAATATATTAGTACCGTTTATTGGTAAATCATCAGTAAGTGATCTTAACGTAACTGACATTACAAATATAGTAGTCAATAATCAAACAAACGATGGAACAACTGATGCTATAAGCAGTCAGGGCCAGAGCATTGGAAATCCACAATTCGTTAATACTGTGTCTAGCTCAGAGGGATATAACACAGGCTATGCACATACTATTCCAAATACAACTGGTACAGTTGGTGCACCTAATAAAATTAGTAGTACCACAGAATACATAAGTTCAACTAATAGTGCAGGAACAAGACAAAAGTCCCTGGACATAGCAAAAAAACGTTTACAAGATCCAAATCTTACTAAAGAGTTACGAGACTTTTATAATGAAAAGATAAGGCTAGGCAATCTATAATGGCACAAGAAACCAATTTACCAACAGTAAATCCTGCAGATAATTTTGACCAGCGTGTTCAAGATTACTTTGTAAACTATTTCACTGCTCCTATCAAAATGACGGATCAAGAGTATGAGGCAGCAAAAGCATTTTTTGTTGCTCGTACTAATAATGAAGCAGCGGCAGCAGCACTCACTGCAGCAACTATACAAGCAGCAAATGAATTAGACTTGTTTATTTTGGATGTTATTAGACAATTTGAAACAACTTCTGACTTAAAGAGTGCTATACCTACATTTCTAAACCTCAGCCGCAGTGGTAGAAGTTTACTAGGATATGAAACAAGCATTACTCCAAACGAGAATACAGCACGCCAAGTGAGTTTGTAATGTTCAGTCGCAACAAATATGCCAATGGCATATACACAATTACAAATCCAGAAAAGTATAGTGGCAACAAAGAGCCTCGCTACCGCAGTGGATGGGAACATGCATTTATGCGTTTTTGTGACAATAATCCAAGTGTAATAAGTTGGGCAAGTGAAGCAATACAAATACCCTATCGTAATCCACTTACAGGCAAAGGCACTGTATATGTGCCTGACTTTGTTGTAATGTATCAAGACAAACGTGGTAATAAACATGCAGAACTTATTGAAATAAAGCCCAAAGCACAGACCATGCTTACTGAAAAGACCCGTGAAAAAGAAAAACTTTCAATTGCTATTAATCACGCAAAGTGGGAAGCGGCAGCAAAGTGGGCAAAACACAAAGGCTTGCGCTTTAGAGTTGTAACAGAAGATGATATTTTCCACAACGGCAAACGCTAGGGATAACTATTAGTATGACCAAAAAATTAGAAGAATTATTTGATGTGGCACCTACAAACGAAGTAGATATCACAGCAGAAGAAAATAGCACAGTTGTAGAACATGTGACTGCCAAGGACTTGCCACAAATACAAACAGCACTTACTAATGTAGATAAGATTGATGCTGCATTGCCCAGTGTAAGCGAACTTGGTACCAGCGATAAAGAAATGGACGACATTGCTGTATTAGCACAGGATACATTCAAAGACCTAATGGATCTTGGCATGAATGTAGAAGCACGTTTCAGTGGTGAAATTTTCAGCAATGCTGCTCGTATGCTGGACACAGCATTAAGTGCAAAAAATGCAAAGATCAACAAAAAATTACGCATGGTTGATTTACAACTAAAAAAAGCAACATTAGATGCTAGACTTGCTAAAGAAGCAAAAGCCAATGGTGAAGAAGTTGAAGATGGTGAAGGACAAGCAGTTGATCGTAACCAACTTCTAATGGAAATACTAGGCAGGAACTCTGAACAAAAGTAATAAATACACTAGTATATAAGGAACACTGTAATGAAAAGTTTAAAGAGTTATCTCGTTGAAAGCGAACAAACATACAAGTTTCGTATTAAAATGGCTGAAAAATGCGATGACGAAACAATGAACGCACTGGAATCTGCACTTGAAAAATACGAAGTTGCAAGTATCAGCAAGCCAAAGAAAACTCCTATACAAGAACATCCCATGGATTTTCAAACACTAAACAATGCAGAAGTGTTTATTATGGATGCAGAACTAAAGTATCCTGTAACTGCACATCAACTATATGAATATATTAGTCAAACAGTTGGTGTACCTGCAAGTCATTTAGTAGTTATTAACAGTGATCATCCTGAGGAAATGGCTCGTGAAGAAGCAATTACCGAAGAAGGCGAAGAGTATACTGCAAAGTTAGACAGTGATTATGAAGATGCAAACAATGCTAAAGATAATTTTGGTGATGAGTATAATGAGAACATGCTAAAAAGTCTTGAAACACGCAAGTATGAGTTTGCTAACAAGGACGACTAATGAAGGATCTGTACAAAGCAATTGGCGCACTGAACAATATTCTTAATGAAGCACCACCACAGGGCAGAAAAGACGGTCCTGGTACTAGACAAGGCACAACACCTAAGCCAAAGCCTGCTGGTCCTGCTGCATATAATAGCGTTGGGGATATGATTAAAGCAATTAAAACACCAGGTAGACAAGGTGTAGCAGATCCTAA